ATGCCCACAAATCGGTTCGGATTAAATCGCGCCATTCCTGAGCGAGTCAAGCGACTGGTGCGGAAGAGATGCAAATTTGGTTGTGTGAATTGCCGCGCGGCATTTTATCAATATGATCACTTTGATCCTGAGTTTAAGGATGCAAAGAACCATGATCCAAGTGGTATATGCTGCCTTTGCCCTACCTGTCACCAAGAAGTAACTTCTGGAAGGCTATCGCGCGAGCTTATCAAGAAGAGAGTAATTGAAGTAAATGATGCAGCGTCCGACCCCATCACGCCACCACTTGATTTTCACGATGGGAGCAAGTGCCTCAGATTTGGGGGGATTCGCTATTCGCTTATTCCATTAAGCTTGATACACATTTATGGCGAAAACCTGCTCACAGTCACACCAAGCAAGAATTCTGAGCCTGGATCGATAAGCGGTCGATTCTTCTCCGACGCAGGCGAAGAGATGATTAGGCTAGATCGAAACGAAATTTTGTTCAAATTAGATAACTGGGACGTCGAAGCAGTTGGGCGATCGATAAAAGTCAGAAGCGCTCCCGGAAAAATTTGCTGTGAAATTCAGATTGATGCGCCACGTGGTCTCAGCGTGAAAAAGCTTGACATGGCTTATCGTGACATTCATGTTTTCGCGAATGAAGAGGTATTTTGTGTGGGCAAGAGGATTTCCGAAGATTACTACTTCTGGTGTGCTGCAGAGATAAAGGTTTTGGCAAATCGGTTTCGAGGCGCTGCAATTAGAGTTGACGAACCATCTATTCTGGCAGAGGAATGGAATTCAGCCGGTCGAGCAAGCGTTCGAAGGCCGATTTTGCGGCAGGATGGAGACAAGCATTACCTTGAATTCAAGACTTCTGGATTTCCGAATATTGAGGCTGGATTTTTTTCCACGGCTTTTCTGCAAAATCAGCATATGGCCATGGATTCGTATTCTGGGATACTTTATTTTAACTCGGGCATCGCTTTCGCAAACATGATTGGGGAATTTTGGGTGGGAGCCTCATTCTACAAGAACGCAACACTTTCTGCTGTTCGAAGAAAATTTCGTGGTTCTGGACCAGCTTCATTCCACGAACTTGCAACAGATTTTTTTTGAGAACTTCGCTTTTGGCTCCATCTCTAATAATGCTGCAGTATCTACCTTGTGCGAATGCATGTAGCTCTGCACTACTTCGCCGACATCCCCTTATCACATTCAGCCGCTATGGATTCTTTGTTTCTCACTACATTCCCTGAGAACGGCAGCTTCGGGCCGTTTGCACCCCTCTGTCCCTATCGGGCAGTGCCTAGGGGGATCGAGAAGGGGGCCATGGCGAATGGCCCCCTCGGGGGATGATCTTGGCGCTGCGATTGCTGGTGGGCCGACATCCCGCGCGTAAGACGCGCCGAGCGGAGTGAGGGTAGGTGCGGCCTGCCTGAGTGCTGCGGATGGTTCACGGGATTTGTGTGGCTGTTGCACTCAAAACACTCTCGAAATCTCTGCTCTACTGCTTCCGCAGTGCTTCCAGAGCATTTTAAGCCACCCATCTAGACAGCTGGAGTGGCCAGTAACGCATTGAGAAAAAATGGAAAATTGGCTCCGGCGGTAGGGATCGAACCTACGACCAATTGATTAACAGTTATGGTTTTAGGGCTTATCCGCTTCCTGCCCATTCCCTCAAAAAGCCTCCCATAGCCATGAAAATAAAGGTAAATCAACATCTTGCAGGATGTTCGGTGCGGTCCTATGTTTTCCCCTAGGTTCACAATGTCTGCTTACTAAATGCTTACTTTTGGGGAGGGCTTAGGGCCATGGTCAAACTGACAGCGCAAGACGTGCGGGATATGCCGTTCACTGCGGCGGGGCAGAAACTTGTTTGGGATGATGGCCAGCCCGGTCTTGGCGTCCGTATCGGGACCGCCTCAAAGGCTTACGTTGTGCAAAGCCGAGCGGGTGCCAAAACCCGCCGCGTCACGCTGGCCAAGACGGATCACCTCACCCTCAATGACGCCCGCAAGCTGGCGAAGAAGGCGCTGGCCGAAATGGCCGATGGTAAAGACCGCAACGCCCAACTCAGACAAGATCGGGCCAAGCTCATGACCCTCGGCCAAGCGGTGGACGGATGGCTTTCCGAGCGGGATCACCGTGAGCGCACCGCCGTGACGTACCTTGCGACGATGCAGCGTGAGTTTGGCGATTGGCTGGGTATGGAAATGCGCCGGATCACCCCTAAAATGTTCCAAGCCCGTTTTCATGAAATCAAGGACCGCACCCCCGCCGGGGCCGCTCTGGCCGTGCGCACGTTCAAGAGTTGCTGGAGTTGGGCACGGGCTGACGTGACCGACGCCGAGGGAAACCCGCTCTTGCCTGAATGCCCCGCCGATATTGTGAAGCGCAAAAAGATCATGCCCAAGCCCAAGCGCCGCCAGACTTTCGTGAGCGACTGGAAAGGTTTTTTTGAGGCTTTGGACAACCTTGAAACCAATTCAAACCGTCACCCTGAGGCTGGAGAGAAATTCAAGGTTTATGTGGAATTGCTGGCCCGCACCGGCTTGCGCATGACTGAGGCCGCTTATCTAGAATGGGCCGATGTGGACCTAAAAGGCAAGACGTTGACCATCATTGCCGAGAGGTCGAAAAACGGGGAACCCATAACTCTGCCACTGGCCGAGCAAACCGTGCGGCTATTGGAGGCTCAGAAAGAGCGCACCGGGGGCGAAACCTATGTTTGGGGGGCTTCACCCTATGGCGACCCGCGCAAGACGCTCACGGCCTTTCGTGAGGCCCTTGGCTGGTCTATCGGCTTCCATGATCTGCGCCGCAGCTTTTCCACGGTGGCGACCCGTCTTGATGTCCAGCAAACCAAACTCAAGCGGCTCATGAACCACTCGACTGGCAATGACGTGACCGCCGGATACCAGATTTTGACCGACCCCGAGATGATGCGGGGGGCGGCTCAGGCAGTTAGTGATTATATTGACCAGCAAGTGGCGGCTTGAAAACTCACGGGTAAAGCCCCATACTAAAACCTAGCGTAGAACAAGGATGTTTGCGTTCCTGCCAAGCAGGGACAGCGCGGAGCTACCGACACCCGGCGGGCCGTAGAACGGTGGCCAGCCAGCTTCGATCCTTGAGGAAACGCAATGCCTATCACACTCAAAAAGCCCGCTCAGTCCGCGTCCGAAATGATTACCACGGACGAGGCCGCAACCCTTCTGGGGGTGAGCCGCCGTTATCTGGACAAAGACCGCCATGAGGCCCGCCAGAACGGCACCCCGCCCAAGGTGCCCTATACCAATCTGGGGCACCGCACCGTGCGTTACCGCCGCGCCGATGTGCTTGCCTTCCTTGACGCCAACCGCGTTGAATGAGGGGGTTGAAATGAGCAAGTGGCAGCGACATGCAGAGGTTTGCGGGGAGAAATCAGCCGAGAACCTTTTCCAACGTGATCCAGATGCAACTCGGCAAAACCGTGATGCTGATATGTTGAAGGCCGGGGCCGTGTTACTCACCTTTCTGCGTGAGCACGACGTGCCCGAGGATGAAATTGCGGATGCCATGTCCACAATGTTGGAGGCGCACGTGATGCGTTTTCGACAGCTTGGGGAAAAGGCGAAGGCATGATTACGTTCCTGCATAGCGCAAAGGCCAAGGCCGAGGCGTCCAAGGCGATTAGTGAGGGCAAGACCTCGGCCAAGACCGCCAACACCCCCAAGAAGAAATCCACGGTCAAAGCCGCCAAGGCCAAGGCCGCGAATGAAAAGTGGGAACGCCCCAACCTGAATGCCCTCTGCCGCAAGCTGGCGGGGGGTGATATGGCGGCTGGCCTCTTGCTGGCACATATCCTCTATGTGTGGCGTAATCGCCGGGGGAAGCTGGAACGGCACGGGCGGGATTGGCTGGCACATAAGCGTGAGGCGTGGGCCGAGGCTTCCGGGCTGACCTTCTCAGAGTTTCGGGACCGTGCCTTGCCTCGGCTCAAGAAGGAATGCCACGGCTTCCTGACCATCAAGGCAATGGGAAACGGGGCCGAGAAAAAGCTCTGGATAAGCATTGATGAAATCGCCCTGAAAGAGGTGATGCACGGCTCAGGGGCATTGCCTTGGGATATGTTCTGGGCACAGGTGAACGGCATAGGACCGGGCAACCAAAAGTCGCCAAACAACGCCTATTCAAAGACCCTCTGACAGATGCCCAAAAAACCGTTGTGAAGACTATTGGTAAAAGTCGCCAAATCACGACGATTGTATAATGTAACTACGTTACATTTAAGAGAACGGGTAAAAGAGAAACAGGGTCATTACTAAAGTAATGACGCAAAGCACGTCGCTGACGCTCCGTCTTCGCCAAGGGCTTACGCCTTCATTCTCGGAGGCAAGACAATGGTGAAACACAAATCTGGATGATTGACCCCGTAGGCAATCCATCCCCCCGTAGCCCCCTTCCTTTCGCCACGCTTGCGAAACGAACGGCGGGGGCGTATGAATGAAACAAGTGCTTTGTTGATCGGCGGTTCTGGCCCGCCACTGGTATCAACTGAGCGGGAACACACCCGTAAGCTATCCCACTTAGCTTGCAAAGGTGTGTCCGATGTGGACCTTTCTCAAATCTGCCCTGCCTGACCCTGCCAAGGGAACCCTGCCCGCCGTGAGGGGGAGGACAGCATCGCTCGGAGGGGGCGGAGCGGAGGCATTCGAGCGGGTGACGGTTTTCGAGCGGGGGGCGTCCGCTTGATTACGATCCGCCGCAAACCCAAGCTGGAACCTGTTGACGCGCTGGCGAACTGGCTGGCGCGTGAATTTACCATTCCGGCTGGTATCTCGCGCGGTGAACCTTTCGTGCTGCATGACTTCCAACGTGAGTTTGTTGCGGCGTATCTCAGTCAGGACCATGACGGCCCCACGTTTCGGACCTGCATCTTTTCCACCCCCCGCAAGCTGGGCAAATCCACTCTGCTAGGCGCGATCCTTCTGGGCCTCATGTGCCCGGACAGCCCCATTCACATTCCCCACTTTTGCGGCGCTATCGCGGCCCCGACCGAAAAGCATACGGGCTACATTGCCGCCGCGATGTTCGCCCTTCTGGAAACGGCGGGGCGTGAGGGGGAGTTGCACAAGCGGGTGGACCCCAAGCCGGGGCGTCTGCTCATGGGCAACGGGGTTTGTCACCTCAGCACCGGGAACATGAAACAGGGCCACGGGGCTGACCTTGACCTAGCGGTGATAGACGAAACGGGCCTTATCTCGGCTGGGCAAGGGGAACTCATAAACGCCTTTTACGATGCCCTTGCCGCCAAGGATGGCCAGTTGATCCTCACGGGCACCCGTGGCGACAGCCCCGAGTATAACGAACTCATTTCCCGCCCTGACAAGCGCACGCATGTGACGCTCTGGGGCGCTGATCTGAATGACGATGCCAGCGACCCGGCGGTATGGGAAGCGGCAAACCCCGCCCTGGGCACGATCAAATCCCGCCGTTTCATGCAGGATGCGCACGACAAAGCCGAGCAAGGCGGCTCGCTGACCTCGTTCAAGGCGTGGCACCTCAACATGCCGCTCAGCCCCAGTCGCCAATTGCTGGTGGAGTATGGCCAGCTACAGCGGGCTTACGATGTGAACGCCAAGCCTATTCCGGGTGAGCCGTGCTTTGTGGGGCTGGACCTCGGGGGCAGCGCGGCCATGACCGCCGCCGTGATCGTCTATGCCGAAAGCGGCGTGATCCGCCCGCTTGCCGCGTTTCCGGGTGAGGGGGAGTTGGACCTTGCGCAACGGGGCAAACGCGATGGCGTGGGCAACCTCTATGTGAGCCTAGCCGGGACGGGCGAACTCTTTGAGACAAGCGGCCAAGTCACCGATGTGGCCGAGTTTCTGGCGAGGCTGAGGGAAGAAATCGGGGAACACCCCGTGCAATCCATCTCTGGCGACCGTTACCGCGATGCCGAGTTTCGCACGGCCATGGCACGGGCCAAGATTGATTGGCCGCTATTGGCCCGTGGCACCGGGCCGAAAGACGGCGATAACGACATTCGGGCCACCCGCCGCATGTTCCTGAGCGGCAAGGCCAAGATGCAGCGCAGTCTTTTGATAGAGGCCGCCGTTGCCGAGGCCGATGTGAAGGTTTCCGCAACCGGGGCCTGCCAACTAGACAAGTCGCACCGCAATGCCCGAATTGACGTTGCTCAGGCCCTCACGCTGGCCTGTAGCGCATACGTCTCGGCCATGGACGCCCCTCAGCCCGAATATGAGGTGCAACTATGGTGAGGCGTCAGGATCGTTCCACAATCGACACGCGGGAATGGAAGCGCAGCATTCGACCCGCCATTGCACACCGGGCGAATTACCGTTGCGAGTGCTGCAATCTGTTTCTGGGGATGCACGGGCACGTTGACCATATCGTGCCCCGCTCAGCCTGCGACGTGGCGATGATTGATCCGCGCGACAAATCCAACCTGCAATACCTCTGCCCCGCCTGCCACAACGCGAAATCCGCCAAGGAAAAGTGGAGCGGCCACCAGCGCCGTGACCGCACGGGCGAAATCCGCCGCTCAAACGTGCCGGGGCGTGAGGCATTTCAGGCCGCGCTACACGATGCAGTTAATTGCAATCCAAAATCCGCAAAATCAGGGGGCAACGTCAATGCCTAGCACAATCCGTGAAATCATCCTCCAAACCTTGTGTCTTTCGCTTCAGGACGTGACCGGGGGTGCCCCTGCATCGGACCCTTACCCGTTCTCATTCTCCGAGGTGGTGCGCGGCCCCTTGCCCCCGACAAGCCCCAAGCGGCTCACGGCGGGGCTGGTGCCAATGAAAGAGAACAAGACGCAAGGCACGTCCTTTGTTGAGTGTTTCTTGGAGGTGAGCGTTGATTTTCGCTATCGCGCTCAGCCGGGGGAAGTGCCCGCCACGATCATTGAAACCGTGGCCGGGATGATCCAGCGCCGCCTTCTGGTGGATACGACCGTGAACGGGCTGGCCGTTGACCTGTATGACGCGGGCAACGTGGTGGACCTCGATCACCCCGAGGATTTGACAGCCGAGGGCAGCGTTTTCTTTGTCGTGCGGTATCGTCACGACCTGAACGACCCTCGCACATATCTCGGCCAAGCGGCCCCAGCACCGGGGGCCACATGATTGACACGCACGACATTGGCCTTTCCGTCAGCTATGGCAATCGGCGGTATCAGGACGCCCGCCGGGGCTTGGATGCTCTGGCCGCGACCCTCGGCAAGAATGTGGATGACTTTGCGCACGTAGTGGCCCGTGAGATGCGGGTTTTCATCGCACGGGAAACCGACAAATTGGCCGCACGGCATTCCGGCACCACGACAACCGACAAGGCCCTTGCCAAGCGCACCGGGCGGCTGGTGCGTGAGCTACAGCGAGGCGGGGTTGTGCATGAAGCCGCAAAGGTGGCCGATGTGTATGGCGAAGTCACCTTGCCGGGTGAATACCGCATTCAAGAATACGGCGGCACGATCACGCCCCGTGAGGGCCAATATCTGTTTGTGCCGTTGCCCGCCGCGCTCAATGCCGATGGAAGCCCGAAAAAGCTCAACCCCCGGCAATGGCAACACACCTTCATTGCAGAGAGCCGCAAGGGAAACCTTCTGCTTTTCCAACGCTTAGGGCGGAAAGTTATTCCGCTCTACGCCCTCAAACCTCAGGTGCGGGTGCGTCCCCGGCTTGGGTTTGTCGCGCAAATGAAACGGGGTTTCCCCGAGTTTGCCGACCGTGCCCTTGAGGCGCTCTTGGACGCTTTGACAAAAGACTTAACCTGAGAGGCTAACATGCTGAAAAGTCAAGAAATCCAGTTGGCGCAAAGCAAGCGCCGTGAGAAAATGGCCGAAATCCAGAAGGCCGATGAAATCACTGATGACGCCCGCACCGAACTGCGGTCCCTGACTTCGGCCTATGAAGGGGCCGAGGTGGAATTGCGGGCCGCGCTTCTGGTGGAGGGGGCCGAACGCGACAAGATCAAAGAGCCTGACCGGGCCGAGAGCGATTTTGACCGGGAATGCCGCGCGTTCAACCTCTCGGGTATGGTGGCCAGCCTGACCGAGGGCAAGCCGCTGACGGGCCGTGAGGCCGAGGTTTCCGCCGAACTGGAAAACCGCCATGGCGATGGCCAGAAGGGGGTGCGCTTCCCTTGGGAAAGCCTCTTGGAAACCCGTGCCGATGTGGCAACGGATGCCAGCACCAGCGTGAGCGGCAATCTGGCGTCTCGCCCCACGATGAACGCCCTTGAGCGTTTCTTTGAGGCCAGCGCGGCACAACGCTTTGGCGTTTCGGCCCTTCAAGTCACGGGTGCCCCCAGCTTCCCCGAGATTACCGGGGGCACGGGCCTGTCATGGGTGGCCGAGGGGGCCGGGGCCGATGCCGCCGCAATCTCAACAACCGCCGTCAGCCCCGCCATTCACACGGCAACGGGGCGCTACCTTCTGACCCGCCAAGCCATTCGCCAGAACTCGGCCCTTGAGGCGATCTTGCGCCGTGACCTTTCCGAGGTGCTGCGTGAGGGCATGGATTTGGCCGTGTTCCAAGGCACCGGGGCAGATGAGCAACCGGCGGGCTTTGAAACCGTGCTGACCGGGGGCCGCACGGCGGCGCTGGATGACGTGGCCAGCTTTTCCGAGTTTCTGTTGCGGGCAACCGAAATTCAGGAAACGGCCAAGCTGAGCGACCCCTCGGGCGTCCGCATCGCGGGTGCGCCGATTGTCCACCAGACCCTTGCCGACACTCTGGTGAGCGGCACCGCCGTGTCCGAACTGGACCGCCTCAAGGGGGCGGGTTTCGGCATGATGTGGTCCAGCCAAGTCAGCACCCGTGGGGCACGGGACGCCACGGATAAGGGGGCGTCCAGCGTCTACTTTGGGGCCGGGGCGAACAACGCATTCGTGCCCACGTGGGGAAGCCCGGAATTGCTGGTGGACCCCTACAGCGAAAGCAAAACGGGCAAGGTGGCCCTCACCATGTTCGCTTTCGTTGATGTGCTGATCCAGCGCACCGCCACCCACTATTTCAAGCTGACGGGGGTGCAAGACCGCGCATGAGTGTTCCCCGCATGATCTGGGAAGCTGACGGCCTTGAGGTGCGTCAGCTTGATAAACGCCCCGTGATTGCGGGGAAATTCCCTTACAACTCGCTGGCCGTCCTCTCTGATCGGGGGGCGGTCCGCAAAGAAACCATCATGCCGGGTGCTTTCAACTTCACCCTTGGCGACCCCAGCCGAGAGGTGAATTTGCTTTTCGGCCATTCGTTTGACCGTCCGCTTGCCTCACGATCCTCTGGCACCCTTGAGCTAAAGGATACTGAGCGTTTCCTTGAGTTTGTGGCCACCATCCCCGAGGGGGCAGACCGCGCAAGCCATGTGGTGGATGCCCTGGCATTGATCGGCTCAGGGCTTGCCCGAGGTATCAGCCCCGGTTTCCGGGTGCCGCCGTCTGACGTGGTGCCGGGGGCGGAAAAGCTGGTGCCTGAGCCGGGAAATCCGGGCGTGAAAATTAGGCAACTCTGGGCGCTCTTGCTCTTTGAACTCTCGATTGTGACGCGGCCCGCCTATCAGGACAGTGAGGCCGAACTCAGGGCCTTGTCCAAGGATGCCCTGAGCCACGTCACCCGCCACGACAGGGTGATTTTGCCATGATTACGCTTTTGGAAACCTCATTCACGCCGGGGGATGATCCGGCAACCTCGCTTCTGGCCTCTGAGGTGGCCTTTGAGGCTGATGCGACCGAGACCGAGGCCACGGCCATGCTCACGGCCTCTTGGGCCATGGTGGAGGCGTTCACGGGCAAGGCATACCGGGAAACGACCGCCGGAAAGGTGATCGTGAAAGCTGACACGCTCATGACTTTCACATGGCCCCGCTACCCGTTCCCCGAGGCGATTGGCGTCAGCGTCTATCGGGGGGGATCGTGGGTAAGCCTCTCGGCCCCTTATGTGGCCGAGGTAGGCATGATTGACCTTGAGCCGTTCCAACTCACCCGCCTGACCCAAACGGGCACGGTGGCCGGGGCACCCGTCACGCCCAACGTGACGAGGGCCGTCCACCAGCTGGCCCTCTATCAGCTCATGCAGGGGCCAGCCCGCCGGGAATACCCCTCGCAATCCTCTGGGGATTACTCATTCACCCGTGAAAGCCTGATGCCCGTGTTTCGCGGCTCTGGGGCGGGTGCCTTGCTTGCATCGGAGGTACGGGGATGATGTGGCCATTCAAACGAAAGCCCGAGATTGAACAACGCGCCTCTCTGGGGGTGACGCTGGAATACATGGATCACCGCCGCCGGGGGCTTCTGACTGACGGTAAGGTGCCACTGAGCGCGACTGTGGGCACGGCTCTGCATTTCTGGACCTCGGGCTTTGCCATGCTGGACCTTGCCCCCGTGCCTGTTGATCCTGCCACGCTGGCCGCAATGGGGCGTGACCTCCTGTTGAAGGGGGAAACGTGCTGGCACATCCGAGCCGATGGCTCAGCCCTCATGCTGGATCATGTCGCGTATTGGGATGAACTGGCCTCGGGCCGCTTTCACCTTCACATTGCGCACCCGCATGAAACCGAAACCCGCAAGGCGCTTGCGGATGAGGTGTTGCGGCTGACGATCAATGCTGACCCCGCCACCCCATGGCAGGGGCGTTCCCCGTTCCAGATGATGGGCCTCAGCCCCGCCTTGCTGGCCGAGATTGAAAAGGCCGTGAGCAACGCCACCAGCTACACGGGCAAGGGGCTTCTGCCCATGCCGTCCACCATCCCCGAGGATCAACAGCAAAAGGCCGCTACGGGCCTGCAATCGTCCTCTCTGGCCGTGGTGTCCAGCAAGGTCGATTTTGCGCACCAGACCGGGGGCCATGCCTCAGAGTTTCGGCGGGTGGACCTGACGCCAGACCTCGGCAAGGCTGACCTCAATACGTTCACGGCTGACCTGCATAACCGCCTCTTGGCAGGGTGCGGCGTTCCCCCGGCTCTGGTGACGGGCAACGGCAATGCCGGGGCCATGCGGGAAGGTTACAGGCTCTTTGCCCTGCAAACGATCTTGCCGCTTGCCCGCCAATGCCTGCCCGAACTGACGCGCAAGATTGGCGTCCAGACCGTCAGCATTGACCAGATGATGAGTGCCGATGTGGCGGGCCGTGCCCGTGCCGTGGGTGTGCTGACAGGGGCCGGGGTGCCCCTTGAAAAGGCCATGCGCCTCGTGGGGTGGAGCGATGAATAAGCTCAGCCCCCTACAGACCGCCAAGAGGGCGGCAAAATTCAACCCCGCGTTCAAACGGGCGCTTGTCTACACCACGGCAACCGGTAGCGGGATGCCCGTCTATGATGCCGCCGGGGAACTGCAATACGACCGGGCCGAGGATACCTTGGGCTATGTGGACAAGACGAAAGAAACCGTCCTGACCCTCTCGGCCACCTATCAGGGCAGTCACCTTGTCACCGTCCTGAGTGAGGTGGCCCCGAACGGCGCGGCCCTGATCCTGATTGACGGGGTGTTCTACCAGATTGTGAGCGTTCACTCGGCCAACGTGCTGGCCACAATGGTGACGTATGACTGTAAGGCCCTCGGCCCGAATGACGCCCCGGTGATCCGCAATGCTTAAACCGATGCCAGCACCGCCGCCCATGCCCCGAGAGGGGGCAACCGCCGATGAGATTGGCCAGACCCTTGCGGCGTTGCTGGAATGGATCGTGAAGGCCCGCCTTGCCGATTTGCTGGACGCTGGGCTTACCCATGCCGATGTATTCAAGTTGGTGCGGGTGGCCGATGATTACCGCAAGGGGGAGTTTGGTCCCGAAACTCTGGCCACGATCCACGACCTTGCGCCCAAGCTGGACGATGTGGACGTGTTCAGAAAACGGTCTTGAGCACCTTTTCCGTCCCGGATACCAAATCTTCAATTTCTTCTTTCGTCGGCTCACGCCCCTTCGCATGATCGCAAATATTCCTTATGTCTGCCAAATGCTGGATGAAGCGCCATTGGGGCACTGTCAAAATACTGGCGTCTTTAAGAAGCTGGCTTAGATCGGAAATTCCGGGGTTTTTCTTCCGCACCGTCACATTGTGCATGTCGCATACGTGACGGAGATGCTTTTCAATGACCACACCACAAATTGCTCCTGCTGCGCGAAGATAACCTGCCTTTGCCAACGCTCCAGCGGTTTCAACTTCACTATCGAAAAGGTCTGCTTGGAGAACCGCCGTCAAGTCCATTAGGCGTGAGCTGAGAGCGTCCTTCGCTGCTTTGACTATGTTTAACTGTTGCCGGAACTCAGGAATTGCAGCGGAGCCGTCTGCGACAACCTCAGAGCCACCGTAGCGTGTTATCCTCAACCCTTGAAGGTAGTCGCGTATCATATAGTTCTGAAAATCAATGTCCTTGCGAACTCTGGGAAATTCGTAGTGAGACGTCAGGTCCGACAGTCGATCTGGAAGAACCTGTTTTACTAGTGCTTGAGCTTTCGAATACCATTTTTGATAATCTGAGCCGAAACTGGGAAGCTTCTTTATAAAGGCTTCTAGTTTCTCGTCATCATCTTCAAATACCTTGATGTAACCCCGACGAAACTGCTCTGGTTTGCAGTCGTATTCGATTGCCATAGCCAAGAACTCACCTTCTTTGATAAGCTCATCCAGTTCCTCTGAAAATTTCTTTGTTCTATCTGACATTGCCAACTCGCTGCTCGCTTTGTGGCAACTTTCTGCTTCATGCACCCACCTGTCAACAGCGCCGAATACGTGTCTGGGGCATGGGAAGGTCCGAGAAAACAGCTTCAAACTGCTTACTATGCGCTTACTAACGCCAAACAT